AGACCGCCAAACTGAGGGCTTGCCGAAACAAGATTCAGCAGCTCTACCAAGTCGCTCTTGACCCGCTGTACAGGGATGACGTTGAACTGAATCAGAGCTAAATCTTTACCCTGATCTTTGAATAGTTCGACCGCATCGTATCGGTCTTTCGCAGTGTTATAGAACGTCACCTGTGGTGGGCATTCGTTGTAATCGGTGATGCGAAAAATATTCCAAGTTTCCATCTTAACCTCCTGTAAAAGGGGGAGGCTCTCCGTTAATCTAGGGGTCGGTGGAGAGCCGTCCCAAACCAGTCAAGGTTGGAATCCATGTATCGTGATAGCGTTACAAGCGCCTCTCGTAAGTAATTGATTCTACTGAGGATGCGTATGGAAACCTTGCCAAGGTTGAGGTCGCGAGTTCGAATCTCGTTTCCCGCTCCATTTTTAACATCTCCAGTAAGATCAATGGTTTACCATCACTTTACTGGGTTCCAACCTGTATGAAAGGGAATAGGTTAGTTCGCTGACTAGCATGTTTCCCTCCGGCTTCAAGGTTGCACTCCATCATTTCTGACGCAATACACCTTGCATACGGTTAGCCACTTCGCGTTTCCGCTCCGTGTTTAGGTGGGTATATCTTGCTACCGAATTGAGTGAAGCCCAGTTACCCATCTCCACTAACTCGACGGCTTGAGTGCCCGCCTTAATGTGGTACGAAGCATAGGAATGTCGGAGCGTGTGGAACGTAGTTCCCGCTGGCAAGCCAGCTATCTTTACCGCTCGTCTCCATGTCTTGTTAACCACACTTTTCTGCGACAACGGTTCCCCGTTATCTTGGAAGAAAACGTACTCGATATCCGACACCCTTCGGCTCGTATGCTCGAGGTCCTCTTTCATCCGCATCCTGCGCTTGAGCAGTGCCTGACAATCCCTTGTCAGCGACATCGACACTGGCTTATTGTTCTTCATCTCGGCTGCGGAGAACTCCAGCACAGAGAATCCATGCTTGACGTGTCTCCACTTGAGCGTCCGAACATTGTTGTTACGCAACCCGGTAAGGAATGCGAACTCAGCCATGTCTGCTCTCAGAGGATCCAGTGCTCGAATCAGTCTACCGACCTCATTCGGCTCCAGATAGTTTGTCCTCCTGTTCTCCTCTAAAGCTTTGATCTTCGGTGGAACGAACTTCATTTCAAGTTCCTCCACCGCGAAGTTCAGCATTGCCCTGAGGTAGTTTAGGTAACAGTTGACGGTGCTGTTCTTCAGCTTTCTTTCCTGCTGAAGCGATCCCACTAAAACCCGAATGTCGAGAGTTGTTATCTCGTCGAGCTGGTGGTCACCCCACTCATCAACCATTTCGCTAATTACGCGCTTGGCTGTGCCGTTCCTCTCGATCCCTCGCCGACTACAAGTGGTGAGGTAAATTTTCGAAAGCTTCTCAAAAGTACAAAGTCCCATAGTTCTACTCCATGAATCAGGAGAGGCGCTCGGAACCTTTTGGACTATATTGTTTTGTGTCTTCATTGTCATCCCTGTAAAAAAGCCCCCCGTAGGGGGCAAGCCACACTAAGAGTCCAGCTCGTAACGTGAGCCAACCGGAATTAGGTGAGGCGTTTCGGACACTGGTGCCTCTGACCAGTTCTTCGTAGGGTTTCCCCCTGTCCTATCTCATGGAGTGAGAATTAGTTGATCAGCTCACCTTCAGCGATCTCAGGCTCAGCCTCTTCCTCTTGTGTAGGAAGTAGCTTCTGAAGATCGATGTTGATGACCTCTTGACCGATGCGAGCCAAATCGATGATCGTGCCCATAACAGCCATAGCGTTCTGACCGTTCTGTGCGCGGACCAAAAGCTCCTTGCATGGTTGACTGAGATCATCAACGTTGTAGGTCTGACCGTTGATTTGGATTTGCTGCTGTTCATTCATCGAGATTTTCTCCTTGCGTTGTCTCGAATAAGTCGGTAGTTGCGCGGTGCGTTGAGTGCTAGTTCCGCTTGGGGTGTTTGTCGATCCGTGAATGAATGCCCTCTGCCACATACTTCGCAGTACGGTTCAGCCTGGGCGATCCTGTCGCGGACACCAACCATCTCGATGGACAAGTCTTCACCGAAGTGAAGCGGGTCGTCGCCAACTTGGATGACATGTTCCTCGACACCCAAGCCAGTTTTGATATTGACGATCCCTTCCTGTCGATCGCGATGATTCCTGACTCCGCGAATCCATATACGATGGTCGAAGGATGAGTTTGGACGCTTGTCATCTAAATCATATCCTCCGTAAACCACCGTATTTACAGCTCTGGTGATTCGCAGTCCCATAAATGGTGTCCCTTAAAATGGCAGGTCGTCCTCTAAGACGGGCTTAGAGGTTTGCACTACACCATCATCGGTCTTAGCTTTTTTCTGCCAGACCCTGAGGGCGAGCTGCTCGTTACCTGCTCGGTTAGTTTCCTTGCACACGGTGATGCCAAGAGCCAGCAGACCAGCATCGGTCTCGACGTGAAGGTTCCCTGAGTGTGTCGGGATCTTCATGCCTTGCTCTTCTTTTGACATGTCGTTGTACCAGTCATACTGAGTGAGACGTTCATGTTCACGCAGCTTGTCGTCTCGTGACGTGAGCCACGCTTTGCCAGTGTTCGGCTTCGGTTGGAAGTCGCTCATTAAATAGCTCCATATTTGATGTTGATTTGACGGTTGTTGTTCTCTCGACGAAACGTCTCGGGTGAGCCGCCTCGATCGAGAACCGCCTGATCTCCGCCTAGAAATTCGTAGGCTTTGCGATAGTCAATGGTTGGGGTTCGATTGATGAGCTGAACGGTGACCAGTCCGTCTGTTACGGAGCATTGGTATTGGTCAGCGATACTTTTTTTCAGCGCATCAGATTTCTTTTTGATCGCAGCGATCTCTTCGAGGTCGTCGTGGTAAGTCTCTTGTAGCTCAGCGAGTCGTCGCTGTAGAAAGCTAAGCTCCTCCATCTCTTTGGTGGGCTTGACCTTCATTACGTCGTCTTGAGCTGGCTTGATGTACTCCTGTCGCAGCTCCTCATCGGCAGCGATAGTTTGAATGTGATCGAACCATGCTTCGTACAGGCTAATACGTTGAACTGTTCCGGCGGCAGGCTCCGGCAAAAGCTTTCCGGGCACGTTCTCATTTAGCCAGCCTTTCACTCGATCAACGCGCTCAATCTTGACCTTAGGTGTGGCAGCATCGTTATCGGCGAGGTAACAAATAAAATCGCACCAATCGACTTCAAGGCACTCCATCTGGAGGTAAACCTGCCACAGGTACATAGCCTTCTTATCATCAAAGATGCTGTACGGCTCTTTGTTGTACTTCGGGTAGGGACACTTGATCTCGATGCACCCTGATAAACCAACCAACCCATCGGGACTAGCAGCTATGAAGGGGTACTCTGGATGTACAACCAGACCCGTTTCCTCCACTTCATAACCCCTAAGGTACTCTAGGTAGTCACGAGCAACCGGCTCCATAGCAGTTCCATGCTCCATTGCCGGAACGATTTCAAACTCGTTCTCACAACCACAGATGTCGCGTACCTTTTGTCGGACAAACTTTTCCTTTGTAAGGTGTGGGTGTTTGTCCTCAAGCACCGCGATGGTAGACGCAGTCAGCTTGTTCTTGCGTTCATCTAGCCACTCTTGGCTTCCCTGCTCATGCACTGAATTTCTCCTTGAGCCACTCATCGAACTTGGTGCGATCGACTTCTAGTCCTCTGGCTCGCATTCCGCTTTCGTACTTGGTGAATCGCTTTTTCGCTTCGGTTGCAGTCTTTGCTTCAACCACCTTGGCTTCATTGAACAACCGATTTTTAATCTCAGTTGCGTTCGGCTCTTTCTTAGCTGGCTTTGCCGCCTCAGGCACCGGCTCGTAATCGTCATCGGTGATCTCGTCCTCGAGGGACACTGAAGTCTTGTGCTCGATGGCATCCTTATCGCCGCCGAGACCTAGCGCCAAAACTAAAGAGAAGCGCTTGGCATACGTTAAGGCAGCTCCGTACTGCGCCTCACTTGGTTTACTAGGCGGAACCTTAACGATCCCACCAGACATGCGCCCGCCGCTCGTGTGATAGATCACAGTCTCTACAGCGACACCGCCTTGTACGGGGTGCGAGATATGATGGGCGAACAAGCCAAGTGAATGTAAAAGAGGTGTGACTTCAGCCTTGATGACTTCGTACTTCACGTACTTTCCGAAGGCGGCTTTGTCTTTTGCGGCTAGGATTGTGGCGTCGGTATGCCACTTGAGCATTGCATCGAGAAGACCGGGCGTTTGGACGTCCTGAGTCGGAGACATTTCCATGTTCACTATCCATGTTTTGCATATTGAGATGTGAATATGGGCAAAAAAAATCACCCTGTCAACACCAAATGGTGATCGAGGGTGACGTTTTCTGGGTTTTTAACCTTGTTTCTTTTTAGACCATCCGATTGACTCGCTGAACTCTTCAATAACCGAAAAGTTATGGCTTGACATTGCATGACCAAATCTAGCCAGGTCGATGCACAGCCACCAGACGCCACCCTCGTAAGGAGTCAACTTGCAATACAGAAGGCGAGGCTTTGGTTCCGCTTCATGTATCAAAGTGACGACCGGCTCGTTGGTTGCCAGCACTGTATGAATGGCTTGTACAAAACCTTTGTATATCTCTGGGTTCCTAAAGCGTAGCTGGGTCAGCATGTCCGCTTCTGGATCATAACCGTGTGCTCTAATAGATGCGATTGTGCGCTCGTCACGCCACCGGGTTTTCAAATCATTGCTGACGGCACCGATTAAGATTCCGTCCTTGAAGTTGAGCAGTGGTGAATTCACCGCAGCGTTTTTTAACTTCTTGTTCTCTGGCTCGTCTCCCGACGCGAGCCTTTTCCATAGCTTATCAAGCCAGTAAGCATCATTTCTCAGCTCTTTTCCATGTACCTCACAATCCATTTACCACCACCCCATCATTTTCATTTTCACTTTCACTTTCAATATTACTTATTTCGGAACCCAGCTTGGCAAGCATAGCTGTACCGCTGACTTCATCTTTGTAGGCTAAGAGAGTGAGTCTTGCAAACTGACTAGGCGTCATTTCCGCGTCGTCCCCGCGCTCAACCGCCTTCAAAAGACGTAAACATGCGGCTAATTTTTTTTCGTCTAAAACGTCGCTTTTGTGTTCGACACCGTAAATCCATTCCATGATGTCGATATTTAGGTGTTCGGCTACACGCCATATTTCATCGTGTCCCCGAGGAAGTGCGCCAGATTGCCAGTTAGACACCTGACCGTGTGATACCCCGAGGTCTCGAGCAAGGTTCTGGGTTTTGCCCCAGTCCCGATAGCCCGCCTCGCGGCACTTGCGTTCAAAATAAAGAGCGCGTTGCTCTTTAGAAATTTCCATTGTCGATCCTTGTTTTAGAGTGTGGAAACCGGAATATACAGATTCAGTTGGTATTTGGAAATGCTGTAATTACATCCAGTGGTTTCGATTTAAATACCGATTCAACCCTGTTGACTTCCCGATTCAGTAGGAATAATGTGGCTCACTCACCATGGATTTGGGGGCAAGAATGGGTGACACCGCTAACGATTTCACGATCGTCCTGAACAAGGTCATGCGTGACAATCGACTAGATGCAAGTGGTCTAGGTCTGCTCTGTTACTTACATCACCTCCCCGAGACATGGGTCGTCGTACCGTCCCAGTTAGCAGAAAGGTTTGGATGCAGCCGTAACAAGATTGTTCGCCTCCTCACCACGCTCGCTGAATTAGGTTACGTCGATTGCAATCAGCCCAGAAATCAAGATGGGTCGTTTAGCAAGAGAGTATGGAAAGTGTCCAAAACCGGGGTCCCGGATAAACGGGAGGCGGTGAAACGGACACTACTAAGTACTAATAATTTACAAAACACTAACCAAAACAAAGAAAAAGATCTCACTTGGCGTGAGAAATTCTACGAGCAGTGCCCCACGTTCTGCTCTCAACCGTTTTGGAACCGATGGATCGACTACAAGGCGGAAGCCAACAAAAACCGTCCGTTCAAGCAGCAAACCGTTTCGCAGTCTAAGAACAAGCTGGAGTCACTGCACCGTCGTGGCTATTCGGCTGACGAAGTTATCGAAGTCACCATCAACAGGAACTGGAAAGGGATTGGTGATCACACCTATGAACCCTATCGCCGGTGTAAGCGAGACGTGGCTACCGAGTTGATAATTTAATGGATATACGAGAACTCAAGCAGGAGCTGGGCAATCGCGCTCTATCTCTCTGCAACACACTTTTCCCTGACGGCAGAGTCGAAGGGCAAGAGTTTAAAGTGGGCTCTGTTTCGGGGGAGCCAGGGCGATCTTTGAGCGTGTACCTCAACGGCGAACGCGCTGGTAACTGGACAGACTTCGCTACCGGCGAGGGTGGCGACATGATTGACCTGATCATGCAAGCCCATCGCATGGATATTAAAGACGCCATGGAATGGGGTCGTCGTGAGTGCAACATCAGAGAGAAGTACCACGCGAAGATACGTTCCCCGCAGCCAAAGGCGTACGTCGCGCCCAAGTTACCTGAGCCGCTCGAAGATAACGATGTTTTGGAAAAGGTCATGCTCGACCGAGGCTTTCAAAACTGCTCATCGATCATCGAGCGCCACAAGATATTCTCTTTCAAGACATCGAAAGGTCTTGACGTTGTCTTTCCTTTTTACAGTCCAGACGGTTCCCTCGAGATGATCAAGAACAAGGCGCTTGATCACGACGGTAACCCCGGAATGTGCGGTCAGAGCAATCAGAAGCCCGTGCTGTTTGGTTGGCACACCATGCCACCAGCCAGCCGACAGGTATGGATCACCGAGGGCGAGTGGGATGCAATTGCTTGCACGGAGATAGGCTTCCCAGCCTTGAGCGTCCCGACAGGCGGATGCAAAGGAGCAAAGCAAACCAAGTGGATTGCAAATGAATACGAGAACCTAGCTCGCTTCGATGAGATCGTCATTGCGACAGACATGGACGAGCAAGGGGAGCTGGCTGCAAAAGAGATAGCTCAACGTCTCGGCGATCGCTGTATCCGCATCAAACTACCGGTCAAAGACATTAACGAGCTACTGCAAAAGGTCGGGGCTGAGCAAGCCAAGTTCGCCCTCCAGAAGTGTTACGAGGATGCCAAGTGGCAAGACCCGGAGACACTGCGCTCGGTTGCTGAGTTTGGCACGGATATTGCCGATTACTTCCTCGACAAAGACAGTCGTGCCGGTGGCTTCACCATGGGCTGGGAGAAGACCGAGGATCTGGACTACCGGTTCAGACCCAGCGAGCTGGTCGGCATCGTTGGTTTCTCTGGCTCGGGCAAGACCATGTTTCTCGGGCAGCTCTCACTCAATGC